TTCAAAACCTAGCCCGTCGACGTTGTGGGTAAACGTCGCGGTGCTTGCAACAGAAGCAGTCGATTTCGTAACGCTCTTTGAAAGAGAGACTTGATTCATGGGATTTTTTACCTTTTTTTAAAGAGCGTAAGATCAAGATGCTGCAAGTTTAATAGCGACTACTGGGCCTGCTTCGGTCGTTGTGCCAAGCGAATGATGCACGATGTCTAGCCGCTGAATGGCGCGGAATGCGGTCTGGTCAGCTTCAAAATATCGGTCAACCGAACTGGCAACCTGCATGCCACTCTTCTCAGCGTAGATCGAAGACAGCGACAGATCGCCAACGTAGGCTGCGATGCTACCAGCACTGAGCGAACTGCTGGCCGTCATGGACAGCACCCAAACAACTGGCAAGCCCATAAACGTGTTGGGCGTGCCTTGTGCCAGATTGGCAGCAGTGTTGCCACCGCTCAGAGCGCCAATCGTGCCCGTACCGGCAGTGCCGGAAGAAACCATCAGACGCTGCACGGAGTTGTGATACACGCTTGGATGCATGTACCAAGCCGAGGTGCCGATGGCAAACCGTGGCAGCTTGCTCAATGCGTTTAAGTAATCGTCAATGTCGAGCGTTGCAACAGTCGTGTTTCCGGTCGCCGCAGTGGCAATCGATGCGGTGTGCGTGCCGTCGTTGATCTTGCCAGCAAGACCATTGATGCCGCCATAACTTGATGTGCCGTCGCCAATAAAGAATGCATCATCTATGCCCTTCGCCATCGTTAAGGCATATTCCTGCGCAAGCCAGTCTGCAACGGAAATGGCGTTATCGGCCAATAATTCGTTACTTACTCTTGTGGCGGCTGCGAACTTTTTAACCACCAACTGCACCATCGAAGCCGTTGGATCACTCGTCGTGATGGTTGAGCCTTCTCCGATCCAGTAGCCTGTGACTCCTGAAATGCGGCGCGGAACCAACAGCGTGTCCGAAGACATTTGCACGTTTTGGGCAATCGTGCTTGCAACTCCGAATTGTTCGACTAGGCGAATGATGGTATTGGAAAAGTCTTCGGGGATCAGCACACCGCCAAGCGAATTGACTTGCCCGCCCATGTCGCGGCGTTCAACGTCGTTGTCCTGGCACCACTGCCGGGCGTTGGCATCGCCAAAATGGGCCTTGAGCCACATTCCGCATCGGTGGGCTGATTCGACGTTCTCAAACGCACGCAGCTTGCCGCGATAGTGCAGGGCCATTGGCTGAATGCGTGTTGCCGATACTTCGCTGGCTGGCTGTGTTCGTGTCATGGCCTTCGTCAATTCTGCCCTGCGGGCTTCAAAGGTTTCTTCGCGTTTGATTGCGGCTTCCAGCTTGCTGGCTTTGGCTAGCAAAGCGTCGTATTTGTTCTGTCGCTCTTCAACGATTTCGATTGCGGAGCGTGGCGCTACTTCGCTGCCGTCAACATTTTCGCCAGCCTCATCCTGCGATGCAGCATCGTCAAGCATGCCCATTTCCGCGAGCGTTGCGGCCAGTTGGTCGAGCAAATCTTTGACTTTGGAAGCGGCCATGTTTTTTGTTCCTTGTTTTGCGGTGCTAAGTATTCATCCTAGCAATTAGCAAAACGTGAACAGCCAACAGTGTTCCTAATTAGGAAACAACTTGGCGACGGCGAATCGATGCCGCAGAGATGCAAGAGCGCTCGTTTTTGCCACATGCATTGCAGCGCAAGTAGCGAATTTGGTACTCGCCTGCACCCACTGATCGTGAGACATTCATGCGGCCTCGACCGCATGAGCAACTATCGCCAGATTTAATAGCCATGCCGTGCCAAGAATCGCCGCAGCGACCTCTCCGTGTTTGTGTTGCGGTTGTACATGCCGACAGTTTTCTGATTGAGGTGCCGTTGCAGTGACCGCTGTGCAACGCTCACAAAGGTAGATTCATAGGCTGGCTGTAAAACGGGGCCAACGTCAAAAAGCCCGCTGACCTCGTTGATGTAGCGGAGGCTTTGGCCGTTTTCGTCGGTTGTCCACTCGTCACCGTTTTTTCCAACTGTGAAGCTGAAACTGCTGCCGAAAACATCGCCTCTTTTAATCAGTTCGACCGTGTCAGCCCGTGTCTCTGGTGGGTCAATCTCGTAGGCTAGCCCCTCGTCAGTCTGCATCAGTCGCAGCGTACCGGCACGCAGTGAACCAAGGACAATATTGGGATCGTGATTAAAAAGCGCTACCGGCATGGCACCGTTTTCGATGGCACGGCTAAAGGCGCCGGGCCTAATCTCTTCTGTGAAATTTCCGAGATTGACCGACCGCATTCCGTACATTGCGGCCATGCCCTTTATGACCGTCTTCTTCATCTCGCCTTCGCGTGTCTCGATCACCACGTTGCCGGTCTGATTCAATCTGCGTTCAATGTCCATGTCGTTGCTCCGGTTGTCTTCTGCGTTCATTTGTCGAACTAGTTTGGTTGCCCATGCAAAGCCAGAATCTCCACCCCAAAGGCTAAGCGCAATTCGCCCGTTGCTCGGGTAGCCCGGCTCACCTTGCCTGTAGCCTTCGGCCTCTTTGTCAATTTGGTGGCGATCATGAAAGGCTTTAGTTCGCCTAGCTGTGTCTGGGCTGATTCTGACTCCGTTGCTTAGATCCCGCGCTCTTGCGATCCCGATAGCCGTGCCGCCACGCCCGTACTCACGCCGCCAATCAAGCCCTCGCTGTGCCTCTGCTCTGACTCCAGCAGGTGGAAAGAAATCAATGTCTTCATACGCCATCGCTGACCTCTCGCTGCGACAACGAAGCAATTTTTGTGAGCGTAGAGAACTTGTGACCAACCAAAACGTCAGTAGAGTCCCACCCGTCTGCCTCTTCGCGGTAGACGCGAATCAATGCCGCAGGATCGTCCTCTGTGCCGTTAATCGTGAAGGATGAGTCTGGCACGTTGATGCTGCCATCTCGCACCACTTTAGTAATGCGACCGCGACCGCGACCGTCACCAGATCCCCAAGAGACAAAATTACCAACTTCAATCGCGTCAGGTGCAGCACGATCTGTTGCTGAGGAGTGGATTGTCTGCGCTCTTGACTCGACTGATCGCCCGATCTGCTGCGGAGGTGCCGCTGGTGCCGCTGGCTGCGTCACGCCCACTTTGTCGAGCGTCGTGATGTTCAATTGCATGTAATGCTGATCGCCCTCTGGCCCGATAGGGTTTAGATTTTCTGCGGCCCTGATTTCGTTCACGCTCAGAACGCCACAGTTCATCATTGACGTGTAGTACGCAGCCCTCGCACTTGAATCACCTCGCAGCATGCCCTTCACATCGAACTCTGCAAAGTAGTTGTCATCGTCGGCAATTAGATCGCGGGTGATCGCTGACTCCCAGCGACGAAACCAAGGCATCAGCGTCTGACCAACTAGATCGATTGCACCTTGTTCTTGATTGCTATATGTGCTGCGGCTTAGATCTTGAACGTAGATCGGATTGACCCGAAACGCTCGGCAAATCTCAATGATTTCAAACGCTCTAGTTTCAAGAAACTGCGCTGCCTCGTTGCTGCTCTGCGTGTCTTGCCACTTCACGCCCTGCGGCAGCACAGCCGTTCTAAATGCACGATCAGCACCACGGTGCATGCGTTCAAACTGCTCACGCAGCCGCTCGGCATTCTCGACGTTGATCGGATTGTCTGTGGTCATAATGCCAGACAACCGGCAAGCGTTGCCGAAGTACGAACTGCCGTGAGTTTCAAGCGCTTGAGCTAAAGCAATCGCATTCTTGCTGAGAGTGATCGGTACGATCCCATTCACGCCGTCTTGGCTTAACCACCGCAAATGAAAGATCTGATCTTGTCGGTAGAAAACCTCGCCGCCTAAATCCTCGCGGTAGTAGTAGCAGAGCGTTCCATCGTCCAGCTGCTTGATCCGCATACGCGAAGGATGCAGCGGCCATAGCTCTGTTGCTGGGCCGTCTCTGCCGCTGCGGATTTCTGCGTAAGCGTTGCCCCAACAGCAGCAGTGCGCAGTCATCATTTCTCTGAATTCAAAAGACGTTTGCCAACCGTTTGGGGCTTGTGTCAGCAACTTGTAAATCGGCAGATCGGTTGCCCGCTCTTTGCCGCCGCCGCCTAGCCTTCGGTAAACGTGGATCGGCACTGTTGCAAGATTCTCGGCAATCAGCCGCACGCATGCCAAAACGGTTGCGCATTGCAGCGAGGATTCAGGCGTCACTCGCACGCCTGCAGCGCCACGGCTTGGCGTGTCGTTCCAATCGGTGCCACGCATGTCGATCATGCGGAAACTCTTTTCGGGCGTCTCGACTATATCAGTGTCAGATCCCACGTTTGCTCCACTTTCTTGACTGATTTTTCTTCCCAGCCGCCGAGGGCGAAGATCAATGCCACGATGCCGTCGATGCGTCCGGTGCTTCTCTTTTTGACTGGGCGAACGTCTTCATATTCGTTAGTGTCAACCGTGACATTTGCCGCCATCCAATTCAAAACTGGGTTGCCACCGTGCCGGATTTTCTGCTGTAGCACTAGGCTTTCGAGCAAACGGGTCG